CAGACCAACCAGCCCGGTCGAAAAACGCCCGCCCCAGCCTTGCAATCTCCGGTAGATCGCTAGCCGTGGCGGGCCGGATCATGGGATAATGCCGCCCACACCCGGAGCGCCCACATAATTCCCGTCGGTGTCAGGTGCCGCAGCCGCAGGGGTGGTTACAGAGCCGACAAGGTGCCGGTCGCCAGTCTGTGCCGCCGTGGCTTCCGAAGTGGTGGTTTGATAGGTAACGGCCCCACCCGCCCGCGAAGCCTGATCGTAATATACGTAATAGAAGGTCGAATAGGCCCGCCCGGTCAAGGTTGCGCCTGTCACCGCAACGCTGGTCCCGTCCCCATAAACCCGCGTGTGGCCGCTAATCGTAATGCTGGTATCAGCCCCCGCGTCGGTTGCCGTAATCGTTGCCCCCGTCACCCCGGAGTTAGCCAGCGCCGAAGTCGAGGCCGCATCATCCGCCGCGCCTTGCGCTGCCGCCGCCGCCGCATCCGCCGCCGCCGCCGCCGCATTGGCCGCATCCGCCGCATCTTGCGCCGCCTGAATAGCCGCTACGCTATCAGCGAGGTCGTTAATTGCCGTTTCCAACGACTTGGCGAAGGTGTCCCACCATTGATGAAACGCACGGTCGGGCATACCGGCGCGGTCCGTCACCGCAACGCGGGATTGCAGGCGGGGCAGTTTGAGCGCCATCAGATGCCCCCGAAGCCTTCGTTGACCACCACATCAGAGACGCGGAAGTCCACCGGGGCGGTCACGCGAAATTCAAGCAGCACACCGGGCCGCGATGCCATCCCGCAAGCCAGCCATTGCACCCGCTTGCGGTATTCGCCCTGTTCGCCGAGGGTGGCCGTGCGCCAGTTGCTCCAGGTCTTGCCCGCGTTACGCGAGGAGCGCATTTCGATTGTCGGATTGGCATAGGTGCCGGTCAGATAACCCGTTGCGCCGGGGTTGGTCCGCAGGCTCACGCTGGACAGGATCAACCCGCCCGCCTCAAACGGCGCACCGGCCCGGAACCTGCGCTCTAGCGTGGTGCCAATGTCCTCCCATGCCGCGCCCCATTCCAGCGTCTTGCCGTCAATGGACGAGCCGAACACACCGCCCGAAAAGCACTGCGGCACGAAGTTATCCGCCTCGGCGCTTTCAAACTGCGACCACAGCCGCGAGCGGTAGCTATAAACCCACGTTTCGGCGTCCAGTGTCAGGGCCAAAAACTCGGTCCCTTCAAGCTGGAACGTCCAGAGACGGACACTAGCAGAGGCTTCGATCTTGGCTTCCAGGCCCGGCCCCGAAACTACCTGATCGGGGTTCTCAAGGCAAACCTGATTGGTATCGGAAACCCATGCAAAAGACGGGCCAAACAGTGTTGCACAACCGGTCCCCCGAATGCCCTTGCGGTAGGTCCGGCCCTCTAGCACCTGAAACGGCAGGTCCGGATCGGCGGTGTTGGGCCAAAACTCAACCGTCTCGCTGCCGAACAGGATCAGCGAGTCCGACCAGAACAGAATATCCTTGAGCCGGTCAGGCTGCTGCTCCGCCGTGGCGAACGATAGCGCGTCAATCGTGGTGGACAGAACGTCCGACCAATAGAATTTTTCGGTATCGGCGCGAATTGCGATTAGGCGCGAACCGCCCACCACAACCTTCAGCACGTTTGCACCGTCAGGAAACGACAGGGCGCTTAGGGTTGCCCCGTCATAGCCCCAAATTGAGCCGCCGCCCGCTGCGAATAGATAGTCCTCAAAGCCCGCCATGAAAAACGGGCCGGGACCGTTGACCGCGCCTAGCGAGGTGCTGGCGTTGTAAAAGGCATTGCCGGAAATGCCGTAAAGGGTGCTGTCCAGAACCCCGTCTGCCTTGAAAAGCGCCTTAACCGGGCCTGCGCCCATGTCGATCTCGCGGTCAGTCAGGCCGGGGCGTGATTGCAACGCAATGCCGGTGGCCTCCGTAGGGGCTTGCTCGGCGAACATATTGACAACCGGAAGCTCCGGAAGGTCGCCGCGCGTCCGTTCCGTTGCGTTGGTGCCGAATTGCAGGCGCATCAGTAATAGACCCCCGCCGCACGGTCTTCCGGCAGGTTGGCGGTCTTGATGAGCTGCATCCCGCGAAGGGCGTTCTGTGCGGTCTTGATGCTGATTGGCAGGTCATACAGGTCGGCAATCTCAAGAATGAGGTTCGCCTTGATCGCGCCTTGAAATTCCGGCTTGCAGTAGATCACCGAGGCTTCCACCAGCGGGAACGCGGCCCCTACATCAGCCCCGGTCCACTTCCACGACAGCAGCATATCGTTAAGCCGCTCGATGGCGTCTGACATGGCCGAGGCTTCCGGCGTTTCGTCCTTGCCGTAGACCTTGCGCAGCGCAAATTCGCACACATCGCGCGCTGTCATGCCGGTCGCGTCAACGGCCACAATCGGGAGGTAAACCTTTTCGGTCAGGGTTTCGCCCTGATCGCTGGTCGCCTCAAGCGTGAAGGTCGCGGTTGTCCCCGCCGTGCCGCCCGAAACATACAGGACAACGGAATTGTCCTCCATGCTTTCGTTATCAATGACGGCCCCGGAAACCGAAGCGGTATAGCTGCCCAACCCGTCGCCATAAGCAAGCGGGGGCGACCAGGTGTAACGATATACGTCACCCGGTGCCTTAGCGGCCCAAGTCAATGCCATTAGCGTCTCCGCGAAACTGCTGAACGATTAGGGCGATAAGATGCCCCGTTGCGATTAGTCCGGTCGTTCGCTGCCGTGCGATTGACTGACCCGCCGCCTGCACCCCGAACGGGGCTAAAATAGAACACCCGGCCCTGCAAAATGCCGACCGTGCTGAACGTCACCGAGGCAGAACCAGATATTGCACCGGATGCCGCCGAAGTGAGGTTGCCGCTAGTGCTGAAAGCAACCGATGCAGACCCGGACAACGCAGCCGGTGCGCCCATGTTGCCGGTAACGGTAAAGGACACCGGAACGGAGCCGGAAAGCGCCCCACCACCGGCAAGATTGCCCGCCGTGGTGAATGTGCCGCTGGAAGCCCCGGAAAGCACCCCTGTGGCGCGTAGAATGCTCGCCGTGGTGAATGTTGGCGCGGTAGAACCTGATAGCGCCCCAGCCCCGGTTATTGCCCCAGAGGTCGTGAATGCTACCGATGAAGTCCCCGATGCCGCCGCCGTTGCAATGGCGGCCGCCGAGGTGGTAAATGTTGCCGAGGTCGTGCCGCTGATCGGCGCTTGCCCGGTAAGGTTGCCTGTAGTCGTAAACGTTGGAGCGGTGCTGCCTGAAAGCGCCCCTGCGCCCGTCAAAGTCCCGAGATTGGAAAACTCAACCGTTGCCGTTCCGTTGATTTCGCCGCTCGGCGTCCCCTCTTGGAAAAGGAGTAGCAGCGACATCTTATTCGACCGTGATTGTAATCAGCCAACCCGTGTTGCCCGCCGCGCTGTTGGTAACTTGGACGCACCTAAGCCCTTGGTTCTGGCGTAGCACGATGCCTTCACCGCCTTCGACGGCCAGCAATGGCCGGGGGATCAGTTCAAGCCCGCCCTGCGATGCAATCTGGATCGTGGCCGTGTTGGTTTCTTCCGATGAAAGCGAGTAGTTACGCAAATCGGTTGAAGCCGTAGCGCCGCCCGTCGGCTTCGAGCGGCAAGTTATATCTGCATCCAAGGCGGCATCGTTCAAATCGGCTTGCCATGCTGTGATTGTCGAACCGCCCGTGCCAACCGCCGTGGTGCGCTCAAGCAGCCAATCGAACACAACGCCTGTTACCGCCGTGGTGATGTTCGGAATCTGGAGGATCGAAAGCACCCGAACCACAACGGTAGCATCGGCATTGAACAAGTCCCAATGAACCGTGTTAGCCGCCGCAACATGCACCTGTGAAGGGATTAGATAGACGTATTCAGGCTTGCTCCCGAGGATATGCCCCGAGATGTCCGCCACCATGACGACCTGGTGTTCTTTTGACGATACCGTGTGCGTGGCAACGGTTGCGCCACTGCCCGGCGTTACAAGGATGCTGTCGCCTGCGAGCGTCATGGCTTAATCCAAGTTCACATCAAGCTCGCCAATGGCGAACGAAGGAGTAATGCCAGACGATACCGCAAGCGAAGCCGACAGCGCGCCCTTGAAGAACAGGTTGCCGGTGCCGCTTAGGTCTGAACCAATGCCGAAGTGCGTGATGGTATTCGTGCCGCCAGTGCAGGCCGGGAAATTGATCGCCGCCGCGTTGGAAGCGTTATTGCCCGATACGGTCCAGCCTGCACCAGAACGCGCCACGGCAACGCGGGCATAACTGGTGTAAGTGGCTTCCGAAGTGGTCTGGTTGCCAGCCTCGCCCGGATCGCCCGTATGCAGCGAGATATAGAACGAACCCGCCGTAGCGCTGTTTTGCAGGCCTGCCGCATCGCCAACGTTGGCGTGGTCGGTGTTCGTGAAATACAGGTTTAGGAGCGCCGTTTCAAAGGCGTTGGTTGCACTCATGGTCTAGTCCTTTTCGGAATCAATTACAGCGCATTCGCCCCGACACCCGCCGCCCAGGCATCCCAGGCCGACTTGTCGAATTGCGTCCCGTTCCAACTAGAGCGGGCCGCAAAGTGGGGCGGAAAAGGCCAGCCCACAGGCTCATTGGCGAGGGTGCGCAGAACGTAGCCCTTGGCCGCGTTCCAGTCCGCCCGCCAGATGCCAAGCGCATGGGGGACCAGAACTTGTGCAAGCCAAAAGTTGAGATCGCGGTAGTCCTGCTTGGGCGAGGGGTTTATCTGCCTGTCAGCGTTGCCTACCCGCCAGTCATAGTCCCCGGCTGTGATGGTGTAGGGCGACTGGAAATAGATCACATCATTAACCGCAAAGACCGGCGAGGGCTGCGCGTTGATAGTGACGACTTGCGACCCACTTGTGGTCAGCGTGTCGGTCACGGCGGTGATTGTAGCCGTCCTGCCGTCGCTCTCCCGCGTCATAATCAGGTCGCGGGTATCGAAGCGGGCCGGGTCTACGCCGTTGACCGTTGAATAGGTGATTGTCGTGCCGCTAACCGCCGTGATCGTGCGGCGGCGCGAAATGGAGATGTTCGCGGTGTTATCGTGAGGCGCAAGCTGTGCCACTTGACCGGCCGTCCATTGAAAGGATTGCGCGAGAACATTGGTCGGCAAGAAAGTCCGCAGACTATCCAAATCAGCCGTCAGCCCGCGCGCCCACAGATAAAAGATGATGGGCAGAAATTCCCACTGGTGATGTCCACCGTTGCCGTTTGTCAGGCTTCCGGCACCCCCAGTCGCGCGCCGACCTTCAACGAGGTTCGCGCCGATCTGCACCATGCGGATCAGTAGAGTGCGCTTCTGTGCCGCGCTGGCCGCGTTGCCGATAAGATGCAGGCCAGCGGCATTGACCACGATAGCTAGATACTGGCCGTAATTGCTGACCTGGGCGCTCGGGACCAGATCGTTCATCACGCCTTGCGGGACATGGACTTCGTAACCCTCGCCGGTTGCGTCCTGTGGCGTCAGCATCGCCAGCCCGAAATAGTGGTCAAAGCGGGTGATTACATCGGCAACAGCGGGGGCGGTGACGCCAGACATGGATAGGCTAGGCAGCGTGGAAACCAGCGCGTCATAGTCGATAGAATAGGTCGTTGGAGTAGCGCCCTTCGCTACCCACCATGCAATAGGTCCGGCAGTGCGGCCCTGCGCCGGAAGCGCATTCGTAAACTGGAAACCCGCCCACGCGGATTGCAGGCCCCGGCGCGGTGTGCTGGCAAGAGTTGCTGCTGCATTTTCCAGCAGCAGGCTATCCCCCGCCGACATGGCAGCCGGAAGCGACTGGACAAGACCCGCTGAATAGGTTGTGGTCGGGCGCGCATCGACACCCTGTGTTGCGGTGTAGGGCTCCGGGTTCTTGGCAAAGCGGTTGACCAGCTTGGTTTCGAGCGTTGTTTCTGCCGGGGTGTATGCAGTGACGCTTGCCCCGTTCGGGTGAACCGCAATGGTTCCGTCTGCGGTCGTGGTCCACAGAACATCGCGGTCGAAGGTCAGGCTAAAGGAGCCGGAAGTGATCGAACTGGCGCGGGTGACGCCAGGGCCGATGCCGACTGAAAGCTTGATACCAGAAATAGGCATCGTCTAAGCCCTCCGCAGTGCGACGACCAGCGCCGAGGTCGTCGTGAAGTTACCGGAAGTCTGCGCAAAGATGGTCCGGGTGCCGCTGGCCGGGACCGTGCCGCTCAGGGCGCGATAGCTGTGGTTTGTAACGACAAAGGCCGAGGCATCGGTTGTCACATCATCGGCCCCGCTTTCCGCTTCGGGCGGGTTGGTGTGCAGGTTTGCCGCCGCGATCAGAATGTCCCCGGCAGTAACCGAACGGGAGAAGCTGTAGTTTGCAGTTGTATTGGTCGCAGAGCCGCTGTCTTGGGAAATAAGCTGCGGCGCGGAACTGAGCGAGTAAAGGGCGGTTGCGTAGCTGCTGCCCAGAGTATGGCCGATAGTCCAGTTACCTGATCGCGATGCAGTCAGGGTCACGACGAACATCGCGATAGGCTTTGTGGCGGTAGAAATCTCAGCCAGCTTAGTCGTTACTGCCGATTGTGAAGGGGGCGTGATGCTGTTGATTGTCGTGCCGGAAGCGCCGCGCTGCATGATGACAACGAGATACGTTCCCGCCGCGCAGGTGCCGAAGTTTGGTGTAGCGCCCGTTTGCGCGCTAACGAAAGTGCGAGACAGCGGCAGCGTTTCGACGTCAACGCTGGTATCGCGCAGGACGTTCGACCAAGGCCCATCAGGCTCGACCCGCGCCACCACACTTAACACCGCGCCAGTGACGTTAATCCCTACAGGAAAGGTAACATCCATCTGCACCGAACCCAGCGTGGCAGCGAAGTTACCCATAGCCTTGACGGCACCGGCGCCTTCAATGGCTCCTGTTCCGGCTGCAATCTCGGCAGCGGTCGGGGTTGATCCACTGGCGGACAGCATCCAGTAAATCTGGCAGTCGCGGTCTGCCGTAAACACCGCTTCGCCCGTAGTGCCGTCCACTTCAAGCGGGCCAGTCAGGGTAGGGCCAGATGATCCCCCACCCCGCGTTATAGCGTAATACATGAAGCGCCGCTTGCGCTTGGACATTTCTTCCATGCTCAAATAGCCTTCCGGGGACGCCCGCGACGGGGCTTTGCGGGAGCGTCAGTCGCCTTTTCAGCAACCGGCTCGACCGCTTCAAATTCTTGATGGTTTGCGATGCGGGGGCAATCGCACTCCGAAGGCTCGCGGCCTTCAAACGTCACACCGCTAAGGGTGATGGAAGTGCGGCCATGCGTATATGTGCCGATAAAGCGATACAGCATGACCGCGCTCCTTTTACGGGGTTACGTAGTGAACGACGAGCGTTGCGGTGCCAGCAGCGAAGGTCGCGCAGGCGGCAACGATGGTGCCGATCACAACCGTCTCAGCGGTGATCGAAACCGGGCCGTCCTTCAGGGTGCCATGGAGCGGCAACAGAGTGCCACCTTCCGGCAGGTAGTCAGTCACGGCATCGCCAGTGCGAACGCCGAAGTTGCCGAACGCGTCAGGGTCAGCAGCGGTGCCGATGTCCATGTCGAACGTTTCGGTGGCGTTGGTGTCGATGTCTTCAATGCGAAGAAACCCACCCAGCACGACCGCGTTCTTCGGCAGACGGCAAAATTCCACCACATCAGCAGCGGAAGGGTTGGTAGCGAAGTCATACGAGCCGTAAGCAACGCAAAGCGCGCCGCTGCCGGTTCCGTTAAATGCCGGGAAGGTCGAAGCCGCCCGGTTGTTCGTCAAGTTAGTCAGGGTTGCCATGATTTTATCCTTGTTTTGTCAATGCGCGACGCTATATTATCACCTGTTGTAACAGGAGACTTTATGAGCGACGAAACTTGGCTTCCGGTGAGGGAATTTCCCGATCACTATGCGATTAGCAGTCATGGCCGCTTGCGGCGGACCAAGCCGTATCACGGCAACGGGATGGGGCAGATTAGAAAGCCTCAAATCGCCCGCAACGGCTACATCACTTACTCATTGAGTATCGCCACCCGTGTTTTTATGCGCATGGCGCACAGGATGGTTGCAGACGCTTTTCTCGGCCCGATCCCCGAAGGGATGCAGGTCAATCACATAGACGGTGACAAGGCAAACCCTAGGCTTGAGAACCTAGAGATTGTGACCAACGGCGAAAACCGCGCCCATTCCTATCGCCAGCTTGGCATTAAGCCCAACAAGGCCATAGAAACCAACGTCAACGCCAAGCTAACTTGGCCGATTGTTGATGCAATCCGGGCTGAATACGCCGCCGGGGGAACCTCACACTCCAAGCTTGCCGCTAAATACGGCGTCAACAGAATGACAATTATGCGAGTATTACTGCAAAGAGCATGGAGGGACGAAGACCGCCCCTCCACACCATAGGCATTAATTCTCGGCGGCGACCGCTGCTGCGATTGTAGCAGCACCCGTTGTTGCAAAAAATCCGGTCACACAGCCGTGATCTTTCGTATCGTCGGTATCGCCCGCACCCGACCCGAAGATGATTTTCCGGACGCCGTAGATGCCTTCGATGGCAACGCCCTTCTTGTCTTCGTAGTCGAAGTTCTCGGTAACCGTGCGCCAGCGCTTAGCGTAAGCGATGGCAAGCGCCTGAGCGCCGCACAGGTAAACCGGGGTGACTTCAGTGGTGCCGCCGTTGCCGATGTTTTCATAGATCGGCAGGTTGTCAGTTTCCTTGACAATCACGCCGTTCCAGAAAATGTCGCCGCCTTCGAACAGCTTCGACGCTTCCATCTGAACAACGGTCGAGGCCAGGACTTCGGTGTCCAGGCTGTCACGCAGGTTCTTGAAAGCGTGCGGGTTGGCGAAGGCCACGTAATAACGCTTGCCGTTGCCGGGGTCGCGCATCGGGCGAATCTTCGGCGAGCAGGTCTTGGCCTTCAGCACCATCGCGTCCAGCGCCGTGGCGTTGAACAGGTCGGCGGTGGTGTCCAGAAGGGCAAGGTCAGCTGAAAGGTCAGTGAAGCCAGCCGAAGCGGCACCAAAGACCACACGGTCGCTGTTGTCCACCAGCCAAGCATCACCAATCGCAGCGGTGCGATCGACAAACTTGGTGCCGTTGAGCGAACCCAGCGCCTCAATGATAAGGTCGCGGGTATCTTCCATCGACCAATCAAGCAGGGTAGCGCGGGCAGCGTTACGCAGGTCGATTGCCGACTTCACTTCGCTCATTTCAGCGATGCGGACAGCATTCCGGCGCTTGTCGACATAGATGCGCATGGAG